GCACAAAACGCCCTAGATCGAGCCTGCAATCTAGCACTGTCGTTGGGGTCAGCAGAAGAGCGGCGGAGGGATTATAGGAGACCGGAGGCGTCTGTTTTCACCCACACAATTCAGCGAGGAGCCATTATTGGTCGGTGGGTTCGCACGACAAAATTGAGTCGCCAGCATCGAACCCAACGCTAAGAATACAACAATGCAAGATAGTTGCCGCATTTTGCTCCCCCAATGCGTTTGTGGACCTGAGGAGCGTTGCGCTCCTTCTGCATACTAGACTTGAACGCTAACGTATATTGCTTTCGCTACACCCTTCAGGAGGGGATTCGAGTCGACTGCCGCAAATAGTCGACGGTTTCGATGACGAACACTCACTGGCATCCTTCCGATTCTTTACCCTGGCAATTTACCATTGCAAGTGCCGGCCAAGTGTTCTGTAGTAGATGCGCGGCAGTTGCCGTGCAGACGAATACAGCCGTTTGGAGAGTCGGGCACGATAAGAACGACGGGGCCCAGACGGTCAAACGGCATCAGGATCGAGTACCGTTTCGGAAAACACGCGCCTAAAAAGTCCGAAATGACCTCAATTGTCCCCACGACCGCGCTCTCCCTCCATCGGCAGTCACCCCAGCAGTGAGACGAAAGCGGAAACCGTCGGCGCGGATTGAAAGACCCCCGTCTTCCATTGCTGACGATTCCCCAGTCGTCTCGCCGCAGTGTCAGACTACCGCGGTGAGCGGCGGGAGGAAGTGGTATTTGCGGCGGTCGCCGGCTACGGGATTAGGATAATAACTGGTTGCATTTGTAAGTCTCTACTCTGGGTAATGTTGCGCCTGTTGCGTGCGTCCAAGGCGAAATTTGTGAATTCCCAGTTTGTCCCGGCGCTTTACCTTGCGGGGGAGCGGAGACTGGTATTATCTGAAATTGTGTGTCATAGCCCGGCCGTCGTCTATGTCCTCATGGCTATGGCACTTCTACCCCAGGCAGCGCCCCGCGATAGACGCCCGCCGGGTGGTCGAAGGCGTCGGGGGTGGCACGCGTCGGCTAGCCGGCAGACGCGGACGCTGGAGTCCAATAGAGGAGGAAGTCCCGCCGCCATTCTCCCCACTACAAGGCTCTCACCCCCGGCAACGCCCCGCGAAACACGCCCGCCAGATGATCGAACGCATGCGCATGCCTGTAGTGATCAAGAGCCCCCGTCTCCGTCCAGCGGTACCGCAGCTCGCCCGTCGTGAGGTCGCGGACTCTCGTCGGCGCCTTCAGCTGCGCGTACAACTCCCCGCCGTCGATCTCGCGAGCATTCGGCGGCAGCACCCAGTTTTGGGCACCGATCTCCTCGTAGGCGGCGTTCAGAGCGAACGTCTGGTCGACCAAGTAGAAACTGGGGTGGAGCAGGGACCGCTCAGGGGAATCCTCGTCTGAAGTATGCGGCAGGCCATGAGCCGGACCCGCGGCCTTAGACGGAGGTCAACCCGAGACGGACAGAATTTTGTGCGGTAACCAACCCGCGGAAAACAGTCTGATCAACCGTCCGTTGGAGTCCCTGCGCCAGCAATCAGAAAGGGCCCCAGCTGATGCCGGGACCCGAGGAGAGTTTTCATATACGCTTGACTAGCTGTTCCATATCATCTCACCAAGGTCATCCGTCTCGTCTCTCGTAAGGAGCCCGCCTCCATCCGGCAGACGTAAACCCCGGACGCCACCTGCTGGCCGCGGCCATCCGTTCCATCCCATCGAACATCGTAGTTCCCGGCTCTACGCATTTCGTCTACCAGTACACGCACCATGCGGCCGCCCATATCGTAAACGGCCACCGCGACGCGCCCCGACTGCGGCAGGCTGAACGAGATTGTCGTCCCGGGGTTGAACGGGTTGGGATAGCTCCTAGACGCCCACGATGAACCCGCGACTTTCGTGCCTGACGCAAATTGCTTACTAGGAATACTGTCCGGACCGACAACGCCGAACGAAAATACTACGCTATCGGGATTGCTCTGCCCGAGAACAGCAATAACCGTGTCGTCCACCGGCCCAGCGTAGACCTTATAGTAATAGCTATGAAACACCGCGCCGTTATCTTCAATCGTTGAGTACACAGGATAGCACATTCGCCGATTGAACAGCAAATGACTGGCGGTTTGTCCGCCAGGCGGTAAGAAGGACCATTTCCGGACATAGTCTCTTATACCACTCGATACATTTGACATGCCCCAGCAAAATACAGAGTCTCCGTCGGCATACTGCGGCCAAGTAACAGTCTTTTCTATCGTGAACCGTTTCATGTGGTACTGGTTACCATGCTTGAGCCCTTGGTTTGAAAACCCGTACGCCGTACATTTGATCCTCCCAGTAGAATCTACGAGAGCTCCGCCGGTTTGTTGATCGTGGATCATGCTGTATCTGCCAGACATATTCTCGATGGTTCTACCGACATCGATTCTGCCCCACCCCGTCAACGTGTCATATCCGGCCGACGCAAAGTCTTTCGCGTACGCGTACAGCATTCCTTCGTAGTCCTCAACCGAATATCTCCAAACGCCCAGCTCATCCTGGGCCGCGTTCATCAACGCAATTGCCCCGGTGACAATTGGTTGCGAAAAGGACGTTCCCCAGGTAGCCGTATAGTAACTTGAATTGGACGCCGAATCCGTCGTAGTCATCCACTCTCCCGGCGCTAGAATGTCCAGCAAGCGGCCACAATTGTAGTCCGGTATGCCGTTGGTATTCGCATCGCGGAACGCGTCCGTGGTATCGCTTGCGCCAACAGCGATCACTTCGTCTATGCAAGCCGGCTGATACACATATCCTTGTTCATCGTTGCCTGTGGCCGCGACAAACGGCACCCCAGAATCGTACGCATAGTCAATCGCATTCTTCAACGTGCTTGCGACTTCGTATGAATATGTAGCAGTTATAATGGTACTCGATGTACACAAGACGTCGCAGTCCCAATTATCTACTGCCGCGATAATTGTGTCAGCGAATGCCGCCAGAGAATATGGCGATATATTCCACGATACGACTTGCGCCTCTTGGATCATCCCGGCGATGCCAACTGAGTTTGCATTTGCCGCTAAGATACCGTACACTCGGGTTCCGTGGCCACCGTTTTCGCCGCCGTAATTAATACATCTATTGCCGATGTCATCGTGGCTGGTGCGAACACCTTGGTCTAGGAATCCGATGCGGGTCGTTGACTCACCACAAGTAACTTCCCACGCAGGCCCGATATTTATGTGTGCATCTGTATGCTCTCGGGCCCCGGTGAACCACCACTGGTATGCATCAACGGAATCAGGCTCGAAGTACGGGTCTATTGGATTTGGGCACGCCAAAGGAGTAGTCTCCATGTAGTTTGGCTCGGCGAAAACAACTATAGGAAGCTCAGTGAGAGCGCGAATACAAGGGCCGATCATTCTCGGACTCTCACAGGTCAGAACGTAAGTATTGGCAAGGTCGGGCATTCGCCTAACTATGCCATTGATTTCCTTTACAGGTACTGCGCGTCGGTGTATCTGTCGCACATAGGTCACACCAGCGTCTTGCAGAATGCTCCGCAGCATCTCGCCATCAATCAGCAGTTCGGTCAGGTTGCCTCGATGGAGATTCCCGTCGAACGTAATTAGCGGTTCTCGAAACTGTACGATTACTCCGCAATCTCGTTCAATAAGGTCTGACGGCTGAGCGGAGGCAATTCCAATCATTAAGATTATCGTGAACATAGCCGACATCAAACGAAAAAGCCATCCAATAGTGTACTTCTGATTTAGTATCTCGTTGTTCGCTGTCGTAACCTGTTTCATGATTTCCCCCTCAATTAGATATTGTTGCGCACTGCAAATGTCGGGTGCGAATCCCGCACTGGCACCATGCACACCTGGAGGCCGAAACATAACTCCGGGCAAATTGCGCACCCAGATACGAGTGCAGGTGACAAATGTCCAGGCAATTGTATTTATTTAGACCGCGACGGATTAACCTGGTTTTCCAGACCGTCAGCGTGATCGCCAATGCCGCAAAGTGTAAACCCCGGGCTGAATCAGGGTCGACGGTCGGGTTAAGAGCCCTTGCCTTATCGGAGGAGCTCCATCTTGCTCGTCGTCACACCCCATGGCGTCGAGAGGCGGCATAAATACGTCCCCGATGGCAGCGAGCGGCCATAGGCGTCTATGCCCGTCCATTCGACGCTATGAATTCCGGAGGCGAGCGTCTCGTCTACCAACCGCGCCACTTCCATCCCCCGGGCATTATGAATCGCCAACGTCGCGTGTCCAGTGGCCTGCAGGGTAAAGGTCACCGTGGTTCGCGGGTTGAAAGGATTCGGAGCCGCCGCCGCGAGCCACGTCGCCACGGGACTCGACGGTACCACGGTGATGGCGTCGTTCCACGGCAGCCCACAGCGACCACTGACGAGGACAACCATCGAAGCAGACTGTGGGTCGACGCCCGGATTATCAATGGGAGTGTAGATATACGATACAATATCATAAGCGCCGCAGTCACCAAAACTCCGTAAGATGTCGCTACCACGAAGGTAATCTACGACCGCATCCGTGATATCTTCTGGTGTACCGTATTGATTTAACCAGTTGTCGTTGGGAAGATACCCAACTGTGCCGGGTTCAGCCGCCGGATCGCCGGGAGAGAACGACCAGGGATGGCTCGAGTTCGCCGGCAGAGTCACCGAGCCGAAGCCAAGCCAAGCAATTGTACCGGCGAAGACGACGCGCCCGTCCCGGCCATCAACGATGGCGCAGGCACCCCAATCGTCCGGCTCAGAGATGAAGAGATGAAATGGGCCAGACTGAGCGAGATGCTCGTAGTAAGATTCGGGTTGAACGGCCTGGATGGCCGCAACCATCTCGGGTTCTGACGGACTTGTCACCGGGCCAACCGCGGCGACGTCCAGCAAGTAGAGTTGCGGCGAATCCAGAGGGTAAATGTAGCTCACCAAGAAAACGGCGGTCAGCCCGACCTCAGAGCAACCGGCAATAGCTGTAGCGGTCGATTGCAGGGGAATTCCAAGAGTGACAACGAGAAAAAAAGATACGATGGATACAAGAAAGATCAACTTTTGCATTTTGCCACCCCCCATACGAAGAAACCTTAGACCGGACTCCTCCAGTCCGCGATTTGATCGTAGCGGAGGCAAAACTAAGCTGTCAAGTATAAATTTGGACTACTCGTTGAATTGCGTGGGTGAAATCACATACCTCTTTCGCGATACTCCTCTCGCCAACTTCCACCCGCTACAGCAACCTCACCCCCGACAACGCCCCGCGAAACACACCCGCCAGGTGTGATCGAACGCATGCGCATGCCTGTAGTGATCCAGCGCCCCCGTCTCCGTCCACCGGTACCGCAGCTCGCCGGTCGTGAGATCCCTGACGCGCGTCGGCGCCTTCAGATGGGCGTACAACTCCCCGCCGTCGATCGCCTGCTGTCCAGCGAGTCAGCGGTACGACCGTCGCCTCGGCCAGTTATGCGTCAACCACCCGTTGCGGTAGCCGGTGTCGTACCCGAGCGCCCGCGCCAGGCGCGCGCTCTCGCTTTCGCCGACGAATTCTGGCACGAACATGTACGCAGGCGGGTTCTGGCGCGCGATGTCCGCGGCGATACAGTCGAACGCGTGGGCGTGGCGGTAGTGGTCCAGGGGTCCGGTCTCGATCCAGCGGTACTTGATCTCGCCGTCGGCAGCATCGCGAACTCGCGTCGGCACCTTCATCTGGGCATAGAAGTCGCCGTTGTCGATGTCCCGCGCCGAGGGCGGAATCCACCACGAACGGGCACGCACCTCCTCGTAGGCAGCGTTGAACGCGTACGTGCGATCCACCGTGACCCGGTTCTCCTGCTGGTTCCACTCGGGTTCGCGAATCCCGTCGTTCACGTAGATGAGCTGCGAGACCTCATGATCCTCGTACTTGCGCATCCATTGCTGGACCAGGTGCGGCTCGGGCTGCGGACAGATCAGGCAGTTGCGGACGTTCCAGCGCTTGATCAACGCATCCAGGTCGTGCCAGTCCTTGACCCGGCCAATGACCATCGCCCGGCGCGGGCCCAGGAACTTGCCGTCCTCGAAGTCGGGCACGAGCGAGACCACGACGTAGAAGCTCGAGGTGGACATCGAAACGCCCATGGAGCAGTACCCGTCCTCGGGCAACTCCTGCGGGTATTCGTGGATGCAGGCGTCCAGTAGGGCGTTGGTGACCTTCAGGCGTTCGCGGTCGGTTCCCGAGAGCAGCTGCCCCAGGGCGGTGTCGAACTCGTCCACGAATGGGAAGTGCAGCATCGCGCACATGAGGGCGTCCGGGCCGTGGTCGTCCTGCTTCACGATTCGACCGGCCTCGTTTCGACGGTATCGCAGTAGTTGCCTGACCACGGTCTTCAGCTGACCGTCGTCCGCGATCTTGATCTTGCCGTGGTTGAAGTATCGGGCCAGGTTCTCGATGCCTTCGTCCTTCATCTTGTTGAAGGGCACGGGGACCACCTCGAAGCCCGCGTTGCGGCAGTCGAGGTTCCCGTAGGCGTTCTCCGCGTCGCCGTAGACCACGAAGTCTCCGATGCGGGCACGCAACTCCACCAAGTACTGGACCAGGTCGCCGATGGTCTTCGAGTCGAAGATCCGCGCTTCGCTGACCGAGATGTGGTCGACGGCACGCTCGGCCAGGATGGCGACGGCGAAGCGGCCCCAGTCGATGCCCACAGCCCGTCTGACGGCTCCTGTGGGGCGCTGGAGTTCCGCCAGTGGTGTAACCGCCTCCTGCACCTTCTCCGCGTCGTAGATCATCCCTGAGGACGTGGGCCGCTTACACTCGTGCTCGACGGCCCAGACGTCGGTGCCGCGGTTGAGCATCTTCGCTTTCAGGACGTTGTCTCGCGAGAGGTGGCCGGCGGCGGTCCTGGCCCGGCCGTTGCACCCCTCGAAGTGCTCGCCGATGAGCTGGCCTTCCGCGTTGCGGTCCGGCACGACCTCGGTCAGCGGACATTCCCGCCGGCAGTACCCGAGCGCCTGCGGGTCGGCCTCCGTAGCGTCCTCGATCCCCACCCGGCAGCACGCCATGCAGTCATACACGTCCCAGCGGTACCGGGCGTACCCCCGCTCCTCGGCCAAGTCCCAGTTCTCCTGGAAGAACCCGAACGGGACGTGGAAGGTCGACAGCAAGACGATTGTGAAGTTCGGCTCGCTGAGCGCGCCTTGGACGGCAGCCTGCAGGACCTTACCGACGCGGACATCTTCCTGACAGCTCTCGTCGGCGACGAACCCGGCGACATGCTTGCCGCGGGCCGCCTTCTCGGACGCCGGGACGCACGACAGCGTGACGCCGCTCTTCAACCGCGTCTCCGAGAGCAGCGGATCGCCGTCCAGGAGGGCGTCGGTAAGCCCAGGGACGCAGTACCAGAACTGGGTCGTGTACTCGTAAACCCGCTTCGCCTGCTCCCCCGAGCCCGCCATATCGAGGAACGACTTCTGCCGGTAGACCATCATGAGCCAGATCAGAATTGCGGCCGCAAGCGACCCACCGCCCCCTCGCGGTTTCCACAAGATGGCCTGCTGCTGGCGCTCGAAGAACAGGTCGGCTACGAACCGAACCATCGGCTCGATCATCACGATGGCCTGGCGGCGGCCGTCCTTGAAGATGAACAGGTGGGTCTCGACGAGGTGCTTCAAGAGGGCGTCTTGCTGACCGGGCGTGAGGCCATCCTCCAGGAGGTCCGGTAGGCCGAAGTCCATGGGCGAGGCGCCAAGCCCGACCTTCTCCAATAGTGACGAAGACGTCGTGAGCACCGTCACGTCGCCGCCACTCTCACTGCCGCGGATGACCTTCGTCAGCGCCTTTTGCATCGCCATTTGATCGCCCCTTTACAAACCTTAAACCATTACCACTACGGCAGATATCACTTGCTACGGGGTCCCCCAAGAGCCCTGATGGAGGCAGACGTAGAGCCACCACCCGGACCCAAGGAGAACCCCATGACCGTTCGCGAAACTGCCGACCAATACCTGGCGAACCTGGCGGCGGAACAACGCTCGCCGCACACGGTGGCCGCGTACCGCCGAGACCTGCGCGCCTTCACCACCTTCACTGGCGACATGGACCTCGCCGCCGTGACGCCCGACCTGCTGCAGCGATTCATCGGTAGCCCGGGCGTGCAGCTCGACGCCACAGGCCGCCACCGCGCCAAGGCCACCATCAACCGCTACCGCGTCACCTTGAAGGCGCTGTTCGCGTGGAGCGAAGCGAGGTGGCTCGTGCCGCGCAACCCGACCGCCATTCTGCGCTGCCAGCGCCATCGCGTGCTGCCGCCGGCCGTGCTCACCGAAGCCGAGATCGAGCAGGTCTTGAGCTTCGACTTCGTAGGACGCCACGCCGCGCGCGACCACGCGCTCCTGACCTTCATGATTCTTACCGGCTGTCGTCTCGCAGAAACGGTCGGCCTTGATGTTGGTAATATCGACGCGCGCGGGAAGGTCGCGATCATCAAGGCCGCGAAGGGCGGCGAGCCAGAGCGAGTCTTGCTCAGCGAGCGGGCGCTGGCGGTACTCGCACCACTTATTACTCGCGCGGCGGAGGCGCCGCTGTTCACGGCTGGCGGGCGGCGCATCTCGACACGTCAAGTGCAACGCATCGTGCAACGGCGGCTGCGCGAAGCGGGCATCGACAAGGAGCTCTCGCCGCATTCGCTGCGCCACACGTTCGCTACGCGGCTCTACAATCAGACGGGTGATATTCGACTCGTGCAAGTCGCGATGCGCCACCAGCACGTCGCGACGACGGAGTACTACGCGCAGGTCGACCCGTTGCGCTGGCGCGAGGTCATCAACGCGGGGGCGGGTCGTGGTGCGTGAGTTTGTTACTTGGGGTCGCATATTACTCTCCGACCTTTGTTACTGCTGATATTACCTAGTCTCATATTCACATCTATGCGACCTTTTTGCCGTAGTTTTGCCGTCGATTTGCCGTCCTGGCGTGGTTTTACCGTAGATTTGCCGTAGCAAATCGGCGGTTTTCCCGAATCGCCTAATTCTGCAAGTTGTCTCATTACTTGCACTTATCCGGATTCAGCCATTTTCGTCACCGTAGATTCTTCTACGGTATCAATTTCCCTCCACGCGGTACCGAAACGGCGCTCCGTTGATCCGGTCGGCGAATAGCTCCGCGAACTGGCGAGCGCCGCGGCTGTCGATCACGCCGTTGTTTAGTAGGACTTTTATCACCTCAGACACCACGACCTCGAGGACCTGCACGTTGGCCAGCATCAGCGCCCGAACCTCGCGGACCTCGGTCGGCTCGCCGCGGACCAGGCGCTCGCCCCTGATCCCCACATCGATCGCCGACTGTGCTTCGGCGGCCGTTCGCGGATCGAGGTGCTTGAGGGCAGCGACACCCTTGCTTTGCAACAACTGGTATTCCCTGAGATGGCGGGTGTTCATCGCCGAGATCGTCTCGCTGACCGCCGCGGCGACCCTCTCTTCGGTCGCCTGCCGAATGATCTCGCGCTCATGTTCCCAGCCGTCCTCCTTGCGCCAGTCGCCGATCGTGCCGGCGCGGGCGATGCCAAGCTGGTCCGCAATCTGCTGGTCGGAAAGGTTGCCGACGATCCACAGCGCCTTCGCACGCAGTTTTACGTCTTGGCTGTAACCCTTGAGTTTCATCGGGACACCTCCATGCGTTGGGCCGTTTGACCCGTGAACTGTTCCCACCTCGAGACGATCACGTCGCAGAACCGGGGATTGCGCTCGACGGCGAAGCAGCGGCGGCCCAGGCGCTCGGCGGCGATCACCTGAGAGCCAGAGCCTGCGAATGTCTCCAGGCAGATGTCGCCCGGGCGGGTGTGTTTCAACATCGGCAGCTCGAACAACCGGACGGGCTTCTGGGTCGGATGCACGCCATCGGTGCAACGGCCCTTGCCCTCCCAGTCGACCTCCCAGACGTTCGACTTCTCGTCGGCAACGGGATACGCCGCGGGCTTATGGCCTTGCTGCCAGCCCATGAGGCACGGCTCGCTGCGGTAGTTCCACATCGCGAAACCGAGGACGAAGGTCGGCTTGACCCAGTTGATCATCTGGTGGTAGCGCACGCCGGCCGCCTGCCACGCCCGCCGGAAACTCTCCGAGGTCGCGCTGGCGTGCCAGGTGTACCAGGCGGCGGAATCCGAAAGGTGAGGACGTGCCGTGGTGAAGACGGTGGCGAGGAATTTCTCGAACGCCGCTTGGTCCTCGAAGTGGTCCCAGGCGTCGAGGTCCTCGTAGTCGTCCGACCAGTCGTGGTTCTGCGTGCCAGGCGCGCGGCCCGCCTGCTTGTCGCGCTGGTTTTGGGGATGGCTGGTGCCGTCGTAGCCGACGCCGTAGGGCGGGTCTGTGGCGTAGAGTGCGGCCTTGTGGCCGTCCATGAGCCGCGCGATGACTGCCGCGTCCTGGCTGTCGCCGCAAACGAGCCGGTGGCCGCCGAGGATGATGAGGTCGCCCTCTTGGGTGACCGGCTCCTCGGGCGGCTCGGGCACGTCGTCGGGATCGGTGAGGCCGTCCTCGGGAGCGAGTTCGGCGAGTAGCTTGGCGGTCTGCGCCGCCAGGTCGTCGAAGCACAGATCGTCGTAGAGCTCGGGCATCAGGACTTTGAGTTCGGCCAGGAGCAGATGGATGTCGGCTGTGAACTCGCCGGCAATCGCTGGGTTGTTCAACGCGACGTTCAGCGCCTTCTCTTCGGCTTCCTCGAGGTCGACGACCACGACCTGGGTCTCGGTCTCGCCGAGTTGCTGCAGGGCCTTGAGGCGCTGGTGGCCGCCCACGACGCGGCCTGTGCGGCGGTTCCAGACGATGGGCTCCACGAGGCCGAAGCGCTCTACGCTGGCCCTGAGGCCGGCGAGTGACTCCGAGCTAATGGTGCGGGGGTTGTAGGGGGCGGGTGCGAGGTCGGCGAGCGCCATGGATTCGAGGGTCAAGACCGTCCTACTCATCACTGCTCCTTCGCGTACAGATCACCGATCTGCGGATGCGAATCGCCACTGGTCACGAGCCGCTCTGCGTCCTCTGCCGGCAATCCCCCATCGAACTCCATGATGGCCGCGCGTTCTTCGCGGGCTTCGCACTCGTCGTCATCGTCCGCCATAACCGTGAAGGGGGTGACGCCAGCCGAGGTGGCGGTAGCGTCATTATCGTCACTATCGTCACTGGTGTTTTCTTTATAGAAGGTCGTGGTGACGCTATCCGTGACGTCATCGAATAGTTCCGCGGCGCATGGCGTCATCGACAACTCGTTGATTTTCAATATGTTGTCGTCAGTGACGCCAGTGACGCTATTTTCGCCGACCTTTTCGATGCGGACTGTCCGGCGCTCCCCCGTCCGAGACCAGGTGACCTGGATCCCCTGGGCGAGCAGATTCGCTTCGACCTCCGTCAGGCGGCGATGGAGCCACTGGGGGTTCTTCGGCCACTGCCGATCGTGCTGGTCGAGGTGAAGGGCCTCAGCCGCTAAGGTCAATTGTTCCAATAGGTCGCCGGGGCGGCCATCCCAGCTCGTGCGGTTCTCCATGAACTCCAGAACGGCCTGGGCGACCGGACTGGCCTCGAACGCCGCCTCGTTTTGCCGTCCTACGTTTCCTCCATAAGCTAAAAAGAAGGATTCTATCGTCACTCCCGTCACGACGGCGGCCGCAGCCCCCCAGCGCGCGAAGTCAGCCATGCGCGGTCGGCTGGTGAGCTTGATAGTCGGTGCGATTTCCAGCGTCTTGGCCAGCACATCCAGCATCCCGCCGAAGATCGCCGGCGCAAGTTCCTCAAACTGCTGCCGGTATTCCCCTTCCTCCCGACGCTGCTCCGGCGTGATCGGGGCCAGTTGCAGGATCAAGGAGCGATCGAGCAGGTCCGGCTTGTCGACCACATTGTTGATGCCCGACAGGCCGACGAGGCGCTGGTACGCCAACGTCGTCGTCTCGGCGTCGGTGTACAGGGTCCGCTTCATGAAGCCGTCGCCGGTCACCGCGCGACACAGCGCATCGGAGAGCCACGCCGGCAGCGATGTAAGATTGTCGAAAAATAGGACGCGATGCTGTGCGGCGACCACGGCGAACTCGTCGATGCTTTTCACGCTACCGATGACCGGCGCTGCCGACGGATCCACGAGCCGCTTGAAGACCTTGAGAAACGTGGTCTTTGCTGCGCCCTGGGGGCCGTGGAGGATGAGAGCCGGCGCGGGAATATCTGGAATCAGCGCGACGACCAAGCTACAGAGGAAGAGCAGCTTGTCCTCTTCCCTCGAGAGATTGACGAGCTCGAGCACGCGCTTGATGTCGCCGTTTCGTATGGGCTCCGGCAGCGACCGCTGGTGGGGATACGTGCGAAAGAGAATCGGCGGCCTGGCGACGATCTCCCAGGACCCGGGTACGACCCGGACGGCCCGATAGCCATCGAGATCGATCCACACGGTGCGGTCTACGCGGGCGACGCGAGTTGCCAACGGGATCTGGTCTCCGTCGTAGATCGCATGGCAGCTAAACAGCTCCCTCGCGGTGTTTCGCGCGTCGCGGCTCAGAGACTTACCGAGGCCGTGCCAGGCCAGGTGCATGAACCAATGCTCGAAATCGGTAGACCTGACGGCCACGATGCGCTGGCCCCGCTCGGTGGGAATCGCGGCGTAGGGACGGCGATCCTCGTCGTGGAAGAGAGTGACTCCCGCCGCTCGACCGGCGGCGAACACGCGGTCGGCGAGCGCGCCACCATGGCCAGTGTCCGGCGGTGCCCCCCCCGGATGGCGCACAGTGTCTTCATCGCTCGGCGACCACGGTTGCGTCGCGCCGACCAATTCGAGCAACTCGGTCACCGTGTGGTCGGCATCGAGCCAATCGCTGACGTCGCCCTTCTCGGGCAATCCGGGTAACTCGATGACGCGAATGCTGGTAGCGAGACCACGCAACGCGCGGGCGATCTGCGAAGCGTGTGCACGGCCCGGCGCGTCATTGTCCGGCACGATGACGACGTCACGGTCGGTCAGGAACGCGTTGTACTCGTTGCGCCAATTCCCCGCGCCGTTGGAGTTTGTGGTGGCAAGCACGCCCTCGTTGTGCAACCGGTCGACGTCCTTCTCGCCCTCGACGATGAATATGGTTTCGCCCGGGCGCGCGAGTAGCTCGGGCAGCCGGTACAAGACTCGACGCACGCCGTTGAGGTTCTTGATGTAGCCGCCGTGGCCATTCGGCCGTTGTTGCCAGAATGTCTTGTTCGGGCCGCGCACGACCTGGAATAGCTCGGCGCCGTTCTCATCTTGGTAGCTGTAGACGGCCGTGGATCCATCGCCACCGTTGCCTGGCCTCGCGAGTCCGTGCTCGTCGCCAAGATCGACCAGGACCTCTTTGAACCCCCTACCGGTCCTCTGCATCAGGTACTTGAAGACATCGCCCTTGCCGCAACCAGCGAAGCATTCCCAAGCCCCAGTGGTCAGGTCCACGCCGAACGACGGTTTGTGATCCTCATGGAAGGGACATAGCCCCGAGATCTTGCCTGGACCAGAGGACCGGATCTGCTTGATGTCGACGTAGACTTTGGCGAAATCCAGCTTCGCCAGGATCTCGTCTTTGTACTGGGCCCACTCGTCAACAACCGCGATCATGAGCAGGCTCCTTGTGGTGGTACCGCCAGTACATCTGCAGCAGCTTCTGGGTAAGGGCGCGCGCATGTTCGCGATCGCCGGCGAAGTAGACGGGAATTCTGTAGCGAACCGACCACGCGAGGAGAGTTCCGATCGCACCGCGGGAATTCATCTTCGAGTGCGGCGGGCGGCGCAGGAACCCCTGCACCGTGTCCTCGATCACGATCGCGGCGTAGTCGAAGGCGGCCAGCCGTTCGACCTCTCGCCGAAACCGCGCCCGCCCCTGGCCGAGTGAGCCGTACGCGTCCGTCTTGGACTTCCGCTCGATCGCGACCCGGTCCTCCAGGCCCACGATGGAGTAGTCCCCACTGGGCAGGGTCTTGGTGACCGCGCCCGGGAACGCGTACGGCAGTTGTTCGCGCGTATCGATGGCGATGGTGAAGGCGGCCGCCGGCACCGCCTCCACCTGCGCCAGCGCGCCCTTAGAACGGGCAGTCATCGCCCACGGCTTCGATGCGGCTGTAGCCATCGAACGGCACGCGGTTGCGCGCCTTCGTGACGCCGTGGTCGTCGGTGTACTCCTCGATGTACGTCGTGACGCGCGCGAGCTTATCCAGGAGCATCGCCGGGGTGAGGTCCACGACGCCGGTCGTGTCCAGACCGCAGGCCTCGCAGACGAGCTTCACCCGCGGCATGGCCTTCGGGCTGAAGACCAGATTGTCGAAGAGGATCCGGCCCTGGTGCTCGCCGGATTCGATCAAGAGGCGCAGCTTCCACATCTCGTCGCCGGCGCGGGTGAAGTCCGCCTCGATGTCGCCGACGCGAACCGAGTACTCCCCGTCAGGAACGGGCGCGAAGCTGGACGGGGACTCCACATTGTCGAAGTCGATTCTCGGCATGACTCAACCTCCTACTGGATGGTCCTGGACCGCCGCCTGCTTGGCCGCGGCCGCGTGCTCGAACTTGGCGATGATCAGGTCGGCGTTTTCGGGGCTCAGGTCCTCCAGCCGCGCGGCGCCATAGGCCGCCAAGCGCTGAGTGACCGTCGTTGATGACATACCGGACGTGGCGATGAAGTGTCGGATGCGGTCTTGCTGCTCCGACGTAGCGACAGGTACCGGCTCTGCAGCGCGGTCGAGCGCTTCGGCGCCGAGCCGAGTCTCGAACTTGCCGTAGCTGGCCTCGAAGTGACCCCGAGGCAGCTTGTTGGAGCGGTCCTTGAGGTTCTCCGCCATGAACCGGCCGGTCTCGTCCCGGTACAGGCGCAAGATGGAGTCGAACAGGTAGGGCAGGGATTTCTCCCCGTCGAACGTCTCGCCGACGACCCGCATGAAGCCGCTGTCGGCGTACTGCGCCTTCTGCCTGGCCGTGACGATGACGTTCATATCCAGGCGCAGGAGCTTGCGAACGAGGTCCTTGAACTCCGCCTTGAGGGTCATCCAATCGCGCGGCTGCAGGTCGTAGAACTCGCCGCGGTGCCCCTTGCCGCCCTTGTTGCGGCGCAGGAACACCTCGGTCCATTTGGACTGCAACGCGTCCCAGTACAGAGTGATCGGATCGATGACGAGAGTTCGGTAGGGGTGCTCGTGGGTGAGTAGCCAGTCGACCGCCGCGGCGACCTCGTCGGCGTTCGCGGCCTTGAGGACCTCGAATTTGAACTCACCGCCGTAGTGCTCGGTGCCGCCTTCGAGGTCGATCACGGCCGGGCTAGGGAAACGGAGCGCGAGGGTAGTCTTCCCGACACCCGAATCTCCCCACAGGAAGAGCTTGAGGCGGCGATTGCCGGTAGTTGCCGGCTGAAACGGCGAATTGCGGTCGAGCCGCGTGGGTTCGGGCGCGCTCATCGTTGCCCCCTACAGGACCCGCACGCACCGCCGCGCGCAGCGCCCCTGTCCCGCAGCCGGGTGAGCAGATGGACGATAGCCGGGTGTTCGGGGTCTTCTGTCTCGCGGGCAAGGGTGGTTTGCGTCGCGCCGCACCGCTCGCTCGCCCGCTCGTGGATTTGATCGAGCGCGCGGGCGAGGTCCCAGATCGCCTCATCGAGAATGGGGGAGGAAGCTACCACGCCCCCTAGCGCGAGCGCGGCTTCCTGGAAGGCTCCGTCAAGAGCCCCTCGGCATTTGCAGTTGTCGTTCATGATTCCTCCTTCGGCACCGTGTGCCTTCTACTTCCTATAGGGGGTCGAAGTCGGCCTACGGGGACATGTTTCTCTGTATATTTTTCAGAAGCACCGAGGCGCGCAGGCTGCGCTTCTTGACGACCTCGTAGTCCAGGCCCGTTTCGTCTGCGACTTGCTGGAGGGGGTGGCCGTAGATCCGGTAGCCAACGAGAATCAGACTGTCCGTCTTGCTTAGACGACCACGCTTGACGAGCCTGTCGAGGTCTGAGCACGCCCACGCCGCGTCGTGCTCTGCCTCGACTCCCCCGAATTCGCAATCGAAATAGGGGATCTGCTCCCACGGTGGTGCGCCATGACCTTCATCATCCTCGGGTAACTCGCGACTAAGACTTCGGTATCTTTTGGCAATACCGATCTCCCGCAGGTACGCATCCCGGACGCCTCGTTTTGTATCGTTGAAGATCTTGCGGCCTACCAGGACCTCGCGCCCAAGTAGACCCTTCCGATACAGGCTGCTCCGAAAATGCCACATGACTTGAGACCACCGCGCCAATTGGTCCTCGTCGTAACCGCGGGTCAAGTGGTGAATCGAACGCAGCGAATCCCAACTCAGCAGCAGCAGGATGTCCGTCCACGGTGAAGGGGTAGTCTTGAGTTCGTGAATGAGTGGCCGAACGATGTCGTCCGTTTCCCGAGATTTGAGGCCGCATTGGTTGACGCGTGTTTCGACCGCGATCCACGTTGGCCAGTTCTCCTGCCGGTAGACGAGGTTCTTGGTCGCGAGGTGATCTAGCGCTTCCGTCGCATCCCGTTGAGTCACAACGCGCTCCTGTGTAGCGCGCGATGCCGCTAGGTACGGAGTAAACAAGACGCCCAACCTTTCGGCCGGGCGTCAGGCACCTTATAGAAGGCCGGTGTGCGTCTTGCGCGTGGTTAATAGTGTCGGCGGCCGCTACGACTTCAGCGGCTGCCGGTAGAGTTTGTTCAGATGACGACAACTCGGGCACTGCCTGATGCAGGGCGCGAATCCGACGAGCCTGAATCGTTTGCCTCGACTAATCTCGACCCTGTTCCCCCGGACTCGACCGAGGAACTGTGGACAGTTAGAGCACCACCATGGGCGACTCGTGCCGGGTAGCTGCGAGGACAGAGGCGCGACACTTTCGTCGAGACACCAGCCCAAGTAATTCGGCAACCCACACGAGGGACAGTTCCGATAGCAAGGAAGTGTGATGTGGATGTTCTCTTGCCCATACCTGATGACGACCGCCTTGCCGGCTCTGACGCCGATAGTTCGGAAGCATTCACACTTCCAGATTGTTTTGAGGTACTCGTCTTCCGGTGACCACGGCCGGAAGCGTGGGGCGCTCTTGGTCATCAATCTCCGAGGGTAGTTTCCCATGGCGTCTCTCCCCGACGTGGCCGCAGTGCTCGTCGCGGGTCAGGTTCCGGATTTCCCCGGGTTGACCTCTGCAGCCGTTCAGCTATGACCCCACGAGGCTCACATGGAATGGCGATCCGTCAAGAGTGGCAGAGGCAACTATTTTTACTTCAATCAGCATTTCCTCAGCGTCGTCCGAGGGCCGTCAATCCGACGCCTGCTTTAGACAGACCGTCGCGCCGAACTCAGGCAATTTGTCGCCGCCCTCCCGCTCCGAGATTTCTGTCCCCACTTGGCGCCCGCGACCCCCTATGCCTCATAGGAGGTCGAGATGGTTCAGGAAGACGCCGAACGTCCCCTGGTCGAGATCGCTTCAATCCTCGCACTCGGATTCGTGCGGTTGCGGGCCTCGTTCCCACCCGACGAAACGCCCAATCACGATAAGCCCATTAATACTAAGCACTTGCGCCGCTATTCCCTTGATACAAGTAGCCCCCGGAGTGATGAATGTAGGGCGGAATCGGCCGCAACTCGCTCCAACGAAGGGACTTAGCGATGGCCAAGCAACAGAAGACCGCCCCCGCGCTCCAGATGACCGACGCCACGCGCCGCCGGATCGAGGCGCAGATCGCCGACCCCGAGGTCAGCGACCTTCAGAACCCGATCTTCCTCTACTCGACGACCGCGACCGACTTGCTGCTCGGAATCGTCCACGGCCTCATCGACCCGGTTCGCCTCGCCCGCGAGATGCTCGCCAACCGCGGCCTCGACGCCGACGGCCAGTGGGTCGGCTTCGACCGCGCCCGCGAGATCCACGGGGTGACGCGATGAACGACCGCGTGATGACCGCCAAGGCGCTCCAGAACGTCCTGGTCGATGCGTTCAACGCGGCTGGCGAGGGCATCGACGATCTCGACATCTACGACGCGATCTGCGCGGAGATGTGCCACGACTACGAGGACGCTGACGACCCCGTCACCGACGGCGACAACCCGAACTTCGATGGTCCCGCGCTGGAGGCGGCCACGTTTCGCGACGCCGGAGTGCTGACGACGGACGCCGGGCTGGTCGTGCGCGTCGGTGCGCGTGAGTTCCAGGTCACGATCGTCAGGAGTCGATAGCCATGGCGAGCTACTACCAGACCGCCATCCGCGAAACGCTGGCCACGATCGGGCGGATCGGCACCGCCGACCCGCGTCACGTCGAGGCATGGATGCGGTGTGAGCATCCGACTCTCGACGGCTTGTCGCGATCGCAGTTCACCGCCGAAGTGGAAACCGCGCTGCAGTGCATCGATGCTGGCCCGCTGAACGACAGCGAACGGCTGGCCCAGAGCTTTGGACTTTGAAACACCGTACCTGGAGGTTTGATCATGACCACGAAGCGCACCAAGTCCGCTCCCGCTCGCAAGAGCGCCAAGAAGGCCACTACCAAGACTCCCGCCCCGCGCAAGCGCGGCAAGTCCAAGATCGCGGTGTACGACGCGACCCTGGCCGAGCAGCCGGCTGCCGAGACGACGCCCGCTCCGAAGCGCACCCGAAAGGCACCCACGGTCCCCAAGGAGATGAGGGCTCCCAACGACCCGCGCGTTGCCCCGGGCGCGACGCTGACGCGCGTGTACAAGGGCGACGAGATCACCGTGAAGGTCCAGGACGACGGCACCTTCCTGTACGACAGTCAGACCTTCCGCAGCATCTCGGCGGTCGCCAAGCACATCACCGGCTACCCGGCGATCAGCGGGCCGGTCTTCTTCCGGCTAGTCGAGCCCAAGGCTGCCGCCAAGGACGGCGAGTGATGTCCGAGCCCACAATCGCAGCGCAGGTCCTGGCGCTGCAGTCCATGACCGTCCCGCAGCTGCGCGAGCGGTGGCGCGAGGTGTTCGGGGAAGAGACTCGCCAGCGCCATCGCGTGTACATGATCAAGAGGCTCGCGTGGCAATTACAAGCGGACCGCTTCGGTAAGTTGACGCCCGAGCAGGAGGCTCGCGTTGCGGAGTACCGGCGCGAGATCGAGGCCACGCCTCCCGAGCGGTGGTTCCCGAACGCCGGTAACCGGAAGAACGCCAAGCCAACCTCCAACACCCGCCCCGGCCTGCGCGACGCCCGCCTGCCCAAGGTCGGCGGCGTGCTCACGCGCCAGTGGAAGGGCAACGACGTGGTCGTGAAGGTCCTGGCCTCCGGCTTCGAGTACGACGGCCGGATGTTCCGCTCGCTGTCGGCCATCGCCAGCGAGGTCACCGGCACGTCGTGGAACGGGTTCACGTTCTTCAACTGCGCGAGCAAGGACGGGAGATGATCCGCCGCGCCAGCAACCACCAAGCGCCCTCGTCGGTCCGCTGCGCCATCTACACGCGCAAGTCGACCGATGAGGGCCTGGACATGGACTTCAACTCCCTGGACGCCCAGCGCGAAGCAGGCGAGGCGTACGTCGCCAGCCAGAAGAGCCAAGGCTGGGTCTGCCTGGACGACCGCTTCGACGACGGCGGGTTCACGGGCGGCAATCTGGACCGGCCCGCCCTGAAGCGACTCCTGGCCGCTGTCGAGGCCGGGCGCGTGGACTGCATCGTCATTTACAAGGTCGACCGGCTGTCTCGCTCCCTACTGGACTTCACCCGCCTGGTGGAGCTCTTCGACAAGCACGGCGTCTCCCTGGTCTCCGTGACCCAGCCCATCAACACCCGCGACAGCGCCGGCCGTTTGATGCTGAACGTCCTTCTGTCCTTCGCGCAGTTCGAGCGGGAGATGGTCTCCGACCGCACGCGGGATAAGATGGCGGCGTCCCGTAGGAAGGGGAAGTGGACGGGTGGGCGGCCTGTACTCGGCTATGACGTCGTCGACAAGCGTCTGGTGATCAACGAGGCCGAGGCCGCGATGGTCCGCGAGATCTTCAAGCTGTACCTGGCCGCCCAGTCCATCAGCGAAGTCGTCGAGGAGATCAACTGTCGCGGCTGGGTGTCGAAGTCGTGCACGACCAAGACCGGGCAGCGGCTGGGCGGCGGGCCGTTCACCAAGAACTACATCAATCACCTTCTAGCCAATCCAATCTACGTCGGCCGCGTACGCTACCAGGGTGAGGAGTTCCCGGGCGAGCACGAGGCGATCGTCGATGAGCGGACCTTCCAGCGGGTCCAGGACCTGATGGCGAGGAACGCCCAGACCAACGGCAGCCAGGTGAGGAACAAATACGGCTTCTTGCTCAAGGGGCTGGCCCGCTGCACCGCCTGCAACGCGCCGCTGATCCCGTCGGTGACGCGGAAAGGTTCGCGAACCTATCGATACTACGTCTGCGGCGGCGCCATGAAGAAGGGCTACCGGACATGTCCGTGCCCGCAGATCAACGCCCAGAAACTGGAAGATGTGATCGTCTCGCAGATCCGTGTGATCGGCCAGGACCGGGAACTCCAGCGCGAGACGGTGCGGCAGGTGCGGGAGATTCGCGCCGCGAAACGGCCAGCGCTCCTGGGCGAACAGAAGCGTCTCAGGACGCGCCTGGAGAAGGTCCGAGGCCAACTTCACCACCTACTGGATTCTCTCGCCACGGGCGAACACGGGGCGCCTGTGGGCGCGAGGATCGCCGACCTCGAGGAGCAGGCGGGGAAGATCGAACGGAGGCTCACGGAGATCCGGCAGGCACTCGCAGTGCTTGACGCCGGCACCGTCGATGAGGCGGACCTGGCGAAGGCGCTCTCGATGTTCACGCCGATCTGGGAAGTGCTCTACCCAGTCGAACAGGCAAGGGTGATTCAACTGCTGATCGCCCGCATCGACCACGACGCAGTGAACAAGAAGCTCGCCGTGACGTTCGCGCCTTCGGGCATCCAGGCGCTGGCGGGCGAGGTCGATAGCGCGAAGGAGTCTACATGCGTGTCGAGCTAGACGTCGACCTGCGACCGGCGGGGCCAGCGCTGAAACCGAAGCCCGTCGTGGACCCCGAGGTCGTAGCCGAGAATCGGGGTCGCGCCCGAGAGGAACGCCTTCTGCGGCGGATTGCGTTAGCGCAGGTCGTCGAGACACGTATCGCCGCCGGGGCGTTCGCCGACATGGCCGACGTTGCCCGGCGCTGCGGAGTCTCGCGAGCCCGGATGAGCACGATCATGAACTGGCGGGAGAATTGATCGGCGCCCAACCAGGTGGGGAATTGGAGGGAGATAACCCAGCCAGGCGCCAGATGGAGTGTACGCCGCCAGCTATTCGACTTCAACGCCGATATTACTGCCGATCGTTAGGGTGTCCTCCGCATTCGCCGTGCGTCTCCAATGAGCAGCAGCCACCAGCCTCGGCACGAATTCCTCGCCCCATCTTCGACCACGGCATCCAAATTCACATTGCAGCCGCCGTCATGGCGGAATACGCCGCAATACGAAGATCTCGCGGTCCATCGTTGGAGTTTTTAGTAGGCACAGGGGCGGTCGCATGAGGCCGTTCGAGAGATTGGCAGGGAGGTCGCGCGAGATAGACAATACTCGTGATTGCTCGTTCGAAGCACGGCCAACTATAATAGTGCGTCTATCTAAAGCCCGTCTTCAAGTCTCCCCAACTCTCCCTTGCAACCGGAGTCGATTCTGGTGCGAACGGCTCGAAGTCTACTATAAACTGGATACTAGTCGTATCGCTTCGGTCGTGGATGAGATCCCGGATCGCCTGCGGGTCGTCGGTGCCCCAGTAGTTGTTCTCCATGTTGAAAGTCTTGATGGGTTGCGGTGGATTCTCGTATCCCCATACTACCCCTTGTGAGCCCCCCGTTAGGTCGCAATTGTTGACCGTCAGTGACCCTGCATAGCATAGCCAAATAGCCGCTTGCGAAATTTCCTGGAATACAGTAGTCTCGATCTGGATTGAATTATCCGGCTGGGTCGAGACGACCCCACGATACTGCCAAAGGAACGAACTAGACCTTACATGAACATTCGCGCCTGCAGACGGCGACAGCCCAAACAGACTCTGGCCATAAAACGTGCAGTTTTTGATGTCGGCAGACGCACCGTGTACGGAAATACCGCCACGCCCACCCTGAAACCTACAATTATCGACCTGAGCCTGCCCGCAAAACTCAAACGCCGCGTGTACCGGGTTCCAATTCGTGTTAAGTGAGATCCACGAATCGCAGTTGTTCATATCAACATGTGACTGCCCGTAAGCGTATAGATGGGCTCCAGTTAAGGCGATGCCCGTAAACTCACATTCTGACACACTGACGATTCCGCCATCGCCGATGAGAAATAGCGAATACTCGTTGTTCCTGAAGCTGCAGTTACGCACCTCGACAAAGTCATGGCCAAGAGACTCATGACTAGTATAAATGGCATCTCTTACGTTTTCGACGGTTAAATCGGCTACTCGCAAGCACGTGGTTCCCCAGATATCGGATGCTACGATACCTTTATGGACTCCCTGTGACCATTCATATGGCTCTGTCTGCCCGATAATCGTCCCTGGTCCGGATCCGATAATCGTAAGTGTATCCTGCCGGACAAGAACTCTCACCATCTCCGACCATCCGGGGCATGTCACCAGCTGTTGCTCATTGAATCGCCCGAGCCCGATACGGATCGTGTCCCCTGATGCCGCGGCGTCGATGGCATCCTGGATCACCGTGTAGTCGCCAGTACCATCGCGCTCGACGCGTAGCGTATCTGCGGGCGCAATTGCCGCGACAATGGCACCTACTATCACAACTACGGCGGTTCGAACCGCAACCCGAAAGCGGACCTTCGACCATGTCATTGTCGCTCCATTCCCGCCTGTGAGGGGCGGAAGGTGCTACCTCCCGCCCCCATCATGCAGTCTACTGGACCAGCGTCAGCCGCTTCATCGAATGTTCAGCCCCAGCCCGCATCACGGCTAGGTACACACCGCTCGGCTGTGCTCTGCCTGAGTCGTCGCGCCCATTCCAGATAGCCGAATGCAACCCCGGTGCCCTATCCTCATCAAGAAGCACCTTGACGAGACGGCCGCGCAAGTCAAAGACCGCGAGGTGAACCTCACGACCCGAGTCTATCGTGAAACTGATCTCCGTTTGCGGGTTGAAGGGATTCGGGCTTGCGGTCAGAGCGCCGAAAGAGGTCGGCAGCGCCAGATCTCCGCCGTCCTGCTCGTTGGAATCCGCGCCTTCCCCGCCCAGGACTAGGACGTTTCCGCCCTTGTTGGCGTTTACGATCGGTTCAATGGCAACACGAACGGCAGGAGCGAAACTGTCCCACTCCTCCCCTGCGGTGGCCCAGCACGTAACCTCTTCTCCACCGCGCACGAAACCGAAACCCGGACCATTGCCCGCACCGACGAAGTCGGCATCGCCGGGCAGCCCGAAGATGACGTAGATTCCGCTGGTCAAGGTCGCCACGGGTTGCGAGAAGTCACACTGTCCCCAACCCCCGGTTGGGCCGGAGACGTTTTCTGCAACAGCGATCGCATCCTCCGTCCGGGCAGGGACGCCAGGCTCACCGTCGACGACGAGTATCGAAGGGAATCCGTGCGTACTGTCATTATTGTACCAGGTCACGCCGGAAATCATCTCTCCGCTCTGGAGGGGAACCCAGATTGCAATTCCTGCACCGTTGCAGCTCGGCGCAAGGCCGAGCACGCCGTCAATCACGATTTCGTCAGCACTTGCGCCGCCTAGACTCCCAAAGAGCACCAACGCGGCCAAGAGAGTCGTCCTTTGGAGCAACATGTTATCTCCCTTCTTCCTACTGCAACTGCGCACAGTACTGGGTTTTGAGGGTCTTGTCGGCGGATTCGTCCTTGCAATCATCGAACCCGCTCTCTACGACGTAGGGGACAGTACAGCGAGCTTCGCAGTCTACGTATTGGAGGGTTACGGTGTGCTTGTACATCCCGTTCTCGCTCACCACCGAATCGACCACGACGTCGTCCAGGCCGTCCTCGAGGACTTCGTACGGCGGCAGGCAGCGCGTCGGTACTCCGTAGAAGTCGAAAATGACCTTGTCCTCCAACCGGTCACTCGAGTAGTACGTGTACCAGGTAAAGACCCAGTCTTCCTGGCCGTTTTCGTGAAAGACCTTCGAGCAGAAGATCTGAGTGTCATTGATGACCGGTGAATCGTCGAGAACCGTGTGGTACTGGTTGACGGCGAGGTCGGTGCCAATCTGAGTATGTCCGTTCGGCCAGCGCACTTCGACGTCGACCGTGCCACTATATGTGCCCAGCCCGAAGGGTAGATCGCGGTCGTGCTGGCTTGCGTACCCACCGGCGCCATCAACGATCTGCGTGTACACGTTCGTACCAGCAGTGACTTTCACGACAGCCCCAACACCCGTAGCATTGTTGGCGCCGTGTTGCGATTCGAGGTGGATTCCAACCCAACTGCCCTTCGAGTACCCAGTTGCGGGCCGGGCCTTGTAGAAGAACGGCTGACTCGTGGGTCGAGCGAAGTAGACGTCCGTAAAACCATCGTGAGCGTAGTCCCCCGGCGCGATACCGTATGTCTCGAGGGAGGAGTTGATCGCCGCCCCTACCGCGGATTCCGTGTAGGTGCCGTTCGCCGACCCGCGTAACAACGACACTTTATGGCCAGAGGTGCCGTACCAGGACGACAGCACATCCGGGTATCCATCCAGGTCGTAGTCGAGGACGGAAATGCCGGTCGGTTGGATATAGTTGCTGTCGTATTCGACAATCGGTACCAGGGTGAAATAGCCAGAACCGTCGTTCTCTAGCAAGGAAACGAACTGTTCGCGACCGTACATGATGTCGATGTCCCCGTCCTTGTCTACGTCGGACGGCACCGCGATCGTGAAGCCATAGTAATGCTCTAGCTCCCCGATGCGGTCCCACCCTTCGTCCACAAAGGTCCCATCACCTTGATTGATGAAGCAACGGTCCACATAGCCGGGCGGCGGACCGGTGGGGTCTGGTTCGCTGTCGAGCACGATCAGGTCGAGATCGTCGTCGTTGTCGAAGTCAGCCCACAGAGGCGACAGCCCGGCGTAGTAACCTTCAAGAACAACCGCGTCGAAGGTCCCGCCGGCGTTATGGTAGACGCGAAGCTCGCCGTTTGGGTACCCATCTGTGACGGTAGCCAGGTCTAGAAACCCGTCCCCGTCATAGTCGCCCCAGGCGCACGATCCGGTGTCTTGGATATATCCCTGCCACGTACTCAGCCCGCTGGCTGTCGTCCAGTTCTGGAAGCCGTTACCCCCCATGTTTCGATAGAGTTTGGCTCCCCCATTAGGTTCGCAGTAAAAGAAATCGACCCATCCGTCGTTGTCGAAATCGGCTGCGGCGTAGCCAGTACCGTAACCGGACGGTGCGCCGGATGGGAAGAAGCCGTTCGAGTTGTCCAGGAACATGGGAGCGCCGTTCCCGCTCAAGCCGTTACCAGACCAACCCATTGCCGCAATCCCCGATCTAGAAATCAGAAGATCCTTGTACTGATTTGCCTCGACGTTCAGGTTCGACGCGTTTGTCGGAAGCCCGGTCATGGAGATTCCGGTCTCCGAGGACCGGTCGACGTATTCCACACTTGAAGTTTGCGCCGCGACTTGCGAGTTCATGCACAGCAGCATTCCGGAAACGAGCAACAGCGCGGAACAGATTCGACTGGTTCGATCCATGGATCGCCCCCCTTTCAGATTTTTCGTACGAAACGACATCGTCACGCTTGGTCGCTGTACGTGGCCATCTCGTCATTGCAATCAGGCTCGGTTATCGGGCAGACCTCAACTGGTCAGCCGAGTGATAGACTCCCCCCTTCGGCTGTTCTATTGATGACGAGCCGTACTTTTGCCGATACGACGAGTAGACATGGCGCCGGTGTGATGAGGGCTAAATGGTGCAGTTTCCAATCCCGGCGTCCCCACGCGGAAATTAGGGCAGGCACAAACACGCGTCAATGATTTTTATAGTAAGTTTTCGGTAATATTCCTTACGAACTGCACTTCATTCCTGGTTTGCGTCTATCTGTTCGAATCCACGCAGAACTCATCAAAAGCAAACCGAGCTTTGGAACCACCCAAAGCCATCCCAGCAAAACAAGTGGAATTTCTCGCGACACATTGTAACGGCACGGGGTAGGTAACCGGAAGGATCCTCGCGTCCGCCGAACGCGGACTACTTCCCCGGGAGTGACAATGTTCCGCGACGAGGCTCTTGCCTCAGGGCGATTCAAGCGCGCCCCTGACCGCTGGCAGACCGATTTCGGCCGCTGGGTGGCCGACGTCGGCGTGCCCCGCATCGTCGCCCGCCTGGCCCACGACCCCCTGCTTCGCATCACCAATCAGGCCGTCTACGAGTGGCTCCAGGGCCACACCCCCCACCCGGACCGCGCCATGGCCCTGGTCGAGATGTCCCAGGGCCGTCTCACCCTCGAGGCGATCTACCGACACAGCCGCCAGATGCGGCAGGCGGAAGAGGACGGGCGATGAGAATAGACCTGCAGATCGACTGTGCTTCGCTGGTTCTGCGCCTGGAGAACGGCCAACGCCGCCTGGCCTACGTCGTCGTGAACGCCATCAACGCGACCGCCAAGCGAATCCAGGCCACCGAGCGGCGGCACATCGAGCAGGAGTTCACCATCCGCAAGAAGGACTTCGTCCTGCGTCAGGCGGCCGTCATCAAGCCCTTTGCCAGCGTGAAACAGGGCCTGCGCGATTGACGAGGAAAACGCCGAGTATGCGAAGCCAAGTTTTGCAGTAGAACGGCGACGATTTCATGTCCTCCCCCTGGACGTGATCTCGCGAGCGGCTGAAGGCGATCAGTTGGCTGCCGGAACCGATGGATCGCGAAACCGCGGGTGATTCTACACCTTCGGGAGAGCTTAGGGAAAGGCTAGCCCGAGCTTCCTACTTACAGGATAAGTCCCCGCTTAACACCAACCATGGCAATGGGTTCAGGCAGTTCTGGGTGTATACACCAACTGGCTAGCGGCGGTGGAATCGGCCGAGGTCGAG